AGGCACGGGCATAGGCGGCACAGGAACCTACACCGTTTCAGCGTCGCAAACTGTTAGTTCCACAACGATTACTGGGCAGATTCGCTGCATTAAAGCAACGTTTATAAACGGCGCGGCTGGAGGCACAGGCGCAGTGCCCGCAACGGCAACAGCGGTAGGACGCCCCGGGCAAATGGCGTTTGATGCCACTGGGTTGTACATTTGCACGGCTAACAATGTTTGGAAAAAGGCAACGCTTGCAACATTTTAACGCATGAAAACACTACTCGCACGATTACAAGAACCATCCACCTACGCAGGACTCTCCGCACTTCTCGGACTCGCTGGCGTTCAGTTGCCGGACGCTAAGTATCAGGCCATTGTTCACGCCATCGCCGCTATCGCAGGGGCAGTGGCAATTTTCCTTGGAGAATCCAATGTTCCTCCTGCTCCTCCAGTCGCTCAGTAGTTGGCTTCAACTGCGCGTAATCTCAGCGCACTGGGAACTTACGCAAGAAATCGAACGCTACTGCGATGAAACGGAAAACGCTATTCTCACCGCTCGGGCTGCTGGCAACGACGCTCTCGCTGACAGGTTGCGCTCACGTTTCGAGCGTGCCGCAGGGATCGCTTTACCCGCCGTCGGGAGTACTGCACCTCCAACAGGGGCAGACGTACCAAGCAACGGGCGTTGAAACGTGGCACTCGGCGGCTAGGTATCAGACGTTGGAATTGGAGCTACTTGACACAGTCTCTGCCATGAAACATTTACAAAACCGATGAGCAGGCACATTGACGACATCCTCAGCGTTGGCTATGTAAATAGCGTGGCGGTCGCTATTTCTGTAAGCGAGTTTGAAACGGGACTGCGCATAGTTTCGCTCATTTTGGCGATTGTTTATACCGCTTACAAACTCTATAAAGCTTTTGAATCAAAATGATTGCACCGTTTTCAGACGAGTCTACACAGGATTTTCTTGGACGAGTTGCTCAGGCTCTTAGCGAGCATTTTGAGGTTGTGCAAATTTTTGCGCAGACGGAAGCCTCAGATCACACGGACGTTTTTAACGTTGGATATGGCAACGTCTTAGCTCGACAAAAACAAATGGAGAACTGGCTGGAAATGATGAGCGGTAGCAGTGATGAGGAGGAAAATGATGATGAATAGCACCGCACTCAAATTTGTTTTGTCGCAGGAAGGCGGCTATAGTAATGACTCCGCAGACAACGGCGGCGCAACTAATTACGGAATCACACACACTGAGTACGACGAAGACCGGATTGAGCATGGGTTGCCAACGCAATCAATTCGACTCATTACCGCCGAGGAGGTGCGTTCGATTTATGATCGCAAATACTGGCAGGCCGGAAAATGCGGACAACTGCCTGCACCACTTGATTTAGTCCACTTTGATGGATGCGTAAACATTGGCATTGGCGGCGCAACCAGATTGCTGCAAAAAGCTGTGGGCTCGAAAGTGGACGGAGGCTTTGGCCCGCAGACACTAAAGGACGTTGAGCACGCATTAGAAGACAACGACTCGCTCGCCATTGCGCTGAATATTATCGATTTGCGTCGCGAATATTATCGTCGGATTGTTGACCGTAACGCAACTCAGGGCGTGTTCCTCAAAGGTTGGCTAAACCGCTGCAACGCGCTGCAATTAGCCGCCACAAATGGCTAACGTCGTCCGCAAATGGAAACGCTGGATGGCTGTAGGGTGCTCGCACGGGCATCTAGCGGATCAAGCGTTACTGCGACAGGTGCTGGCATTTAAACAGCGGTTTCAACCATCGCTCACGATTCACTTAGGCGACGCCATCGACCTCGCCTGTCTGCGCGGAGGATCAGCGGGCACTGCTGACGAAGCGTGCGATCCCGAGGGTGACCTGAACGATGGGCTGGCGTTCTTGTCGCAGCTTCACCCGCAGGTCTACCTGCTCGGCAATCACGAGGCGCGGCTGGTGCACCTCATGTCCAGCCCCAAGGCCGTTGTTTCCGCGCTCGCGTGCAGGGTTTATCAACAGATTCAAGATCGAGCTAAAGAGCTAAAATGCAAAGTGATTGACTACGACTTCCAACACGGTTGGTATCCGTTCGGCGATGCTCTCGCCGGACATGGGTACATGATCAACGAAGCCGCTGTGCGTGATCACGCCGAGGCAATCTGTACGGGCACGCATACCAAGGTAGTGATTGCTCACCTGCATCGGGTTACTCAGGCTGAAGGACGTAATAGAGCGCATCCAACGGGCTACTGCGTGGGGTGGCTGGGCGACAAAGCATTAGCCACATATAGTGCCCAGAGACGCGCAACCACCTCATGGTCAAGGGGCTTTGCTTGGGGAGAATTTTGCGACAACGAAACTCAAACATGGCTAGCAAAAGAAACCAAAAGTCAGACGTTCAAACTTCCGGTATAAACTGGCTAACTGAGCTAGCACAAGAACTTAACGTCAGTTTTCCACCCGAGGGCGAAGGCTGGGCGACCATGTTACAAATTGTGGAGGCAACTGGGCGAGATCACCAACAGATTCGCGTGTTGCTTAAGCGTCGAAATGCAGAAGTTCGCAAATTTAAAGCAGTTAACGCAGGCGGCAAAATGATTATTACGCCACACTACCGGCTTACTGACGGGTAAAAATAAGGCTTTTCAGTGTTGGTAATCTAGGGTTAGGTGACCGCCCTATGCTCAAAATGAACGGCACCGAACTGCACTGGACTCCGCGCAATTACACCAACGGGCCTGCGTGTAAAACGCTTAACTACAAGGCGCTCGGGGAAATAGTGCTGCGGGCAATTGCTGACGGCAGAATTACGAGGCCGACGGGGGCGCCTCAGTTTAACATTGTAAAGCCTCCAAAAATTCAAGATTGCGCGGTTTGCGGATTGGGATTTGAACAGCCAGAAACTGGGAAACGCACTACTTGCGGCGTTGAATGTAAAGGCGTGCTGCTTCAACGCTTACAGTTGACGCGCAAGAGGATAGCGTTTGTTTGCGAGGAATGCTCGACGCCGTTTGATTCAGTGAAAAAAGATGCGCGTTTTTGTTCGACTCCGTGCAATAACAAGGCGGCAAAGCGCAAACAGAAAGCGCGTAAACGCAGCGACTTAGCTGGGGTGCAAAAATAATTGAAAAAAAGTGTTTACGTCGCGTGGGGTGTCGGCTAGGTTTTACAGCGTCAGACGAAACCTAAACAACCAACTAAATGAGCGTCAAAATTAACTACACACTTCCAAGCGGTAAAACGGCAGTTATTACCGTTGAGCCCAAAAAAGGGTTTAACGGCAAAATTTTTGCAGACGTTACGGCTCGCGTGGCCGGGGTGCAGGGCATTCCCGAGATGGGATTAGCTCAACCATTTGGCTTGCCAACGTGGGCGGTTTCGGCAATTGGTCGGTTACCGTTGACCAACGACGTCGATGCAGCTGTGCGCATGGCATGTGCATCCGTAGAGGCTGAGTATGCAGAGGCCAATGATAGAGCCTCTGCTCATTTTGCGGAGTTGGACGCTATTAGCGCCAACACGCGGCAAATTGCACGACGCATGGCGATCTAGGCCGTCAGAAAGAAACAAACAAAACAAATCCGATGAGAATACTTGAACAAGACATTAAACTACTTTCCGTATCTGCCCGCATTTTGAATCGCGAAGGTTTTGAAACTCATCGCGCTGAAGTTGCCATTTACCGCGACACAGATGGCGATGAATACATTCGGGTTGGTTCCACGCTCTTTTTTCGCAAAGATGTTTTGGAATCAGACGACCGCTTCGAATGTTTGACTAGCGGAATGACTATTTTATTATGAACACTCGCCGTCACACGATCCCAATTGGCTGGGCCTGCATGGCCCTAGCCTTTGCCGACCTTCTCGGGATCCACGCTCACCAAGGGCAGCCGGAAGCGGCAATCCTGCTTTGCCCGCTCATCGGCGCGGTGCTGGTAGCCATCACTGCGGCTAAACGTGCGAGGTATTTCGCATGACACCTAAACAACTCGACGCACTCTTTGAGCAGGTTCAACACCTTTTACGTGAGCGCGACACAGCACGCGGGCACGTAGTGCGCCTGCAAGATGAGATCGAAACACTCAAAGCTCGGCTGAGTAGTCGAGCACGCAAAAACGCCAGTAAACGCAATGGCCTCAAAGGAGGCCGACCCAAAAAAAACAAAACCAATGCAACTAACTAAAACGCAAGTAGACAGGCTTATTACGCTTGGAATAATTAATTTAGAATCACGCTTTTCAAGCGAAGACGGAATTGAAGAGTTGAAAGCTCAATTAAAACTTTATCCTTCAACTTTTGATAGGCTTTTTCCAACGCAATTTTGGCGAGAAGCGAATGTTTTGGCCGATTACATGTCAGATGAAAACTGGATGAGATACACAACGGTTATGAAAGAAATTTTAATTAATTTCGTTATTAAGACAGTAAAAAATTCTCTTATTTTGCATTTTTTATCCAATGACAACACTACGACACAGTAGTTTACCTAAGCTCGCCTTGTGCGGGCAATACGAAGGCGCACTTGGTGAAGCCGGGCCAGCTGCCCAGCGAGGCACACAATTAGACGCCATCTTCCGGCAGGCATGGCAGACGGGAGATATGGGATCACATGATACCATCAGTGACGAGGACGCAACGGTCGTCCGCTGGGCAATTAACGCGCTCATGCGTCTACGCACGACGCACCTCGACGTTGTTGAGACGAACGAGGACAAGTGCAAGGTGCGCACACCCGGCATGGAGCACGTGGGAACCGCTGACGCGATCTGCGTTCACGGCGGATGGCACGCGGATCTAAAAACGGGTCAAATATACGATTACGAAGCGCAGATGGCCGCATACGCCTTGGGTTTGATGCACGAGCACATGCGGGGCAGCTGGACCGCGCATCTCATATTTGCAGACCAGCAAAAGGTCGTCAGTCGCACGTTCACGTATGCCGAAGCTCGCGAAATCGTAAATTTGGTGCTTGCCAACGTCGGCACGCCGCCAGTCATAAACGACTACTGCGGCTGGTGCGCCAAGTCGCTGACCTGCTCGGCCCGTGTGGAGGCGTCAACAACGGCACTGGCAACAACGGCAGAAACGTTTGCGGCGATGCTTGCAGATCCGTCGCGACTGGGCGAGTTCCTGCTACGCTGCCGGACGTTTGACGATTTCCGCGAAGCTGCGGAAACGGAAGCGCGGCGATTGCTAGGCGAAGGCGTCAAGGTTCCAGGATGGAGGCTACAGAAACCACGAGTCAGCGAGTTTGTGGAGGCCGAGGTACTAATTGGCAACCTTGCAAACCTTGACCCTGCCGAACTTCTGCGGGCACACGGCAGCATGTCAGCGGCTAAGGCTCGCAAGATTTGGCCGGACGTGCCAGTTGCGCGAAAGGAAAGCAAACCCGCACTCGTGGCGATTAAGTAAAAATATTTATGCAATTACATATTCCAACAATTGGTCCTGAAGAAAAATTTTACGGATATATTACCGGAATTGGAATCAGTCAAAACTTTGAAATTGAGGATGGTTTTGCATCAAAAATGTATGTTACGTTTGAATATCATAACATTACAACTGCGTATCTAGTTTCAGATCCTGAATTGTTTTCTATTTTATCAACACATTTAATATCAATGGCATTTCAACGATCTATTTCTGACTCTTACGGATGTCAAAAGTTATGTATTTCCAAACACAATGATAGATGGATTGTAGATCTTCCTTAGTAAAATAAAACCAACAAACAAAAACATGCAATTAGTCCCGATCAATTATGAATTGTCTAGCTATTGACCCAGGTGTAGCAGGTGGCATTGCCTACGAAGCAGAACTCGGAATTGCCGAGGCAATTGCCATGCCGGACACCGTGGTAGACGTTGCCGACGCACTTAGGGCACTAAAGATTAAAGGTTGCACAACTGCATTCCTTGAGGAGATTCCCAAGTTTGCTGGGCCCAATGGGGCGGCAATGATTAAGTTAGGCATTCGTTACGGCGAAGTTCGCGGCGTCTTGGCGGCATTCTGTTTCCGAGTCATTGAATTGCCACCAAAAGCTTGGCAAAAAACTTTGGGGCTCGGAGTGAAAAAGACCTACGGCACTCGCTGGAAGTCGCATCTCAAAGAACGAGCACAGGCACTGTATCCAAATCTGTCCGTAACATTAAAAACGGCAGATGCGTTGCTTATTTTGGAGGCCGGTAAACGGACGATTGTATGACGTACGATATGCCACTGCACAAAGTCTGGGACGAATTGCGACCATTAGCAGCGGTTGGATTCGCAATGGAGTTAGGATTACTTGGGTACGATTTGGGTGACATCAAATCCGTGCCTCCATTGGAAATGAAGCGCATCTGCGACAAAGTGGATGACTTCAACCGCGATATGTTCGACCGCATCAAACTTTGGGATCATCCCGAACTATTTCCAGCATTCGCTGGCAAAACGGATAACCAACCGGCCTAAATGGTTAAGCGAAAAAAGAAACACTAAATATGGCGATACTAAACGCAGAGCAGAGCAAAAAGCAGAGCAGAATTCTTATCCAAGGACTGCCACCAAAAGGCGGGCACGTCGCAACGTGCATCGATATCGAAGATGAATACAATGTTGTACGTCCGACCTTTGACGATCCCACCGTTACAGAAACAGTCAACCTAACGTCTTTCTATTTTGGTTACAAAACCAAGACCGGGGAGGTTCACGTTATTCGGTCCAAGAGAATGAAGATCAGTCTCCACGAGAAAAGCGCACTTTACGCATTTCTTGCGGCTTGGTTGGGTGAGTCTCCCAAAAACGGACTCGACACCGCGTCACTTGTTGGGACCGGGGCTCAAATCTCGGTGACGCATACGCCGTCACAAAAGACCGCGCAAATCTTTGCAAACATTGCAACGATTGCGCCTGTCATGGATGATTTGCGAGGCAAAATCCTTCCACTAGAATCGTTCAAAGGCGTTTTAGCGCCTCAGGTGATTGATTCTGATGAGATTCCGTTAGACTTCTAAAAACAACCACGAGGGGCGCGACTCGACAACGCGCAACCCTAATTATCCAATGACCGAAGAGCAAATCACACTGGCAGTTGCTGCCAAAATGTTTCCATCAATCGACTGGGAAACGCCAGAAAAAGGCTACTTGCCTTGTCCTGGGCTACATTTGCACACAAGCAGCGATGGGCGGCGAGATTGCCGGATTACGGTAAATGACGGCATGGTTCCGACGATATTTTGCTGCCACGATTCGTGCTCGGGCGTTGTTGCAGAAGTTAACCATCAGTTCCGTTCTGGGATTGGGAAAATGAAAACCACCACTGCGGGGCAGTTGGGAAAGATCAAGCAGTTTGCCCCGAACAATGTTCCAAAAGCGGCACAAGCACCGATAAAAGCCGAGAAAAAGGAACAGCGTCCGATTGAATTGGACACATTGCCTCAGCCTATAAAAAACGGGCAGGCATTGCATTTGGCAACGTGCTTTGAACCAAATGAACTAGTGGGCATTGTTTTTGGCGAAGGACCAGAGGGCAAACCAAAATCCCGGGGAACAACACATCTACCTTTGCCTTTGGCGACAGATCACGATCTCGGAACATTCATTCGAGTCAATCCTATGGTAGAAAATGGCGCATCAGATCGCGAGGTGACCGCCTATAGGCATTGTCTAATTGAATGCGACGCAGTTGCCTTGGAACTTCAATGGTCTGCGCTGGTGGCTTCCAATTTGCCCATCTCGGTGGCCGTATCGTCTGGCGGTCGCAGTATTCACGGCTGGGTGAAAGTGGATGCCACAGACGAAAAGCAGTTTCGGGAGCGAGCCAAAATGGCAGCAGATACGATGGAGGAATTTGAGGGCATTAAGGTTGACCGTGCGACACTAAACCCGTCTCGCTTATCTCGCCTTTCTGGATGTGCCAGAGGCAATGCACGGCAAGAATTGTTGGCGGTCAATATTGGGGCTCAGAGCTGGGATGAATGGATTTTGCAAAGAAAACCAGACCAATTTGAAGAAGCACCAATCGTGGTAGAACCCGCCAAATCGCAATTCTTTTACCGCAAGCGCAGCAAAGATTTTCTGCAATGGACCGCTGAAAACACGGTGCTGCCGTTGTCGGATTCATCTTGCCGAATGATGATGCGTCGCGAGGGGCACGTTGAAGGCACCGATAAAACCGCGATGGATGAGGCTATTTGCAATGTCATTTTGAAAAATTCACTCGATTATGACGGACCGCTTCCAGGTTATCGTCTCGGAGTACATAAAGAGGGAGGTAACCTATATTTCTGTGATTCCGAACCAGAATGGCTGCAAGGAACGACATCAAGCGATGCGACAATGGGCAAGGGTTGGGAAACCATTTTTGGATTGATCAAAGGGCTTTTTGTCCAAGGAGAAAACTGGAAACAACTTGGGCATTTTTTGGCAACGCTCAAACAAAGTCGCGATTGCTTAAAATTGGCGCTCCAGGGATATGGCAAAAATCGACAAGTTCGCAGTGGGCAGGCAACTGTTTTATGCGGCCCTAAAGCGTGTGGTAAAAGCTTTATACTTAGGAAGGTGATTGGTCCCATTTTAGGAGGTCGCATTCAAGACGCTCACAAAGCGTTTTCTAGCGGCAGCGAAGGATTTAACGGCGAGCTGCTCGGCGGCGAAGTCTGGGTTGTTGACGACAAGGAACACGCATCTGACATACGCACCCGCAAACAGTTTGGAAGCAGTATCAAATCCATGCTTTATGGTGCAACACCGTCGTTTCATGCAAAGCACAAGACGCAAATTACGGTTCAAGCTTTTGCGAGATTGTTTATTTTGTGCAACGACCAGGATGACGCAATTAAGGTTTTGCCACCGCTTACCCCAGATATTGAGGACAAAATTCATCTTTTTCGGTGTGGCTACGCCATGCCGACAATGGCAACCGAGTCAAATAACGATTGGAAGATTTATGGCGATCAAATTGAATCAGAGCTGCCAGCATTTGCAGGCTGGCTAGATCAACATCAGATTCCAGCAAAGTTACTCGACAGCCGCAGTGGCGTGTCTTGTTATCAAGATTCCTACGTTGTTGCGTTATTGGCGTCGCAATCTCCCGAATACAATGTGGCGCAACTCATCGTTCACGCTCTGGAACGTGGCATTTTGCGCAACCACGGGCACATTACTTCCCGCATGATTTTGGACGATCTGCGAAATGACGAGGGGACTCAGCACCAGGCTCGCAATTTACTGCATGATGATCCGGCGCTGTTGGGTCGTTATCTTGGGCGAATACACGACGACTCTCGACGTTACCAGACCCAAATGGGGCTGCTTCTTACTCGTCATACAGGCAAAAGAGACGTTGTTGAGTGGCAGCTTCAGCTTACCGATTGCGGGGTTGCGGGGTAAGTTCGCGACTTTTGTCCTATATATACACCCTCTCTATATAATAAAATTTTTATACAAAAGTACCAAACTCACCCCTTCACCCCGCAGATAGCCTGCAAATTACATCAAAACTCATGGAAACTGGTCAAAAAACGACAGACTGCTTGCAATGTCAGGCGTACGAGCGGCAAATTGCAGTTCTCGACAATCTCAACCTGCGATTGGCAATGCGGAACGACAAACTGGAATCCATGCGGGAGGCGTTGAGGCAGGCTGCCATTGGCGAACTCTGCGGGATAGAAATCAGCGATCCAGTGGACTTAACTGGGCTAGAGGAACGTGAATGACTGGCAAATGGGCTGGGAGCCTGGACAACTCGCCGAGCGGCTGCTACTCGTGGGCGACGACGAGGCGCTGGCGTGGGCGGTTACCGAGGAGCAGGTGCGCTACGTTGCGCAGGTTTACGGCTGGCCGGAGTGGCGAGTGCGGCAGATAATGCAAAACCGGGCAACGTGGGAGAAATTTTTCGGTAGAACACAAACAAAATGAAAAAACAACACATAGGACTAATTGGGCTTGCAGGCGCGGGCAAAGATACGGCGGCACGGGCGTTGCTTGAGCGCGGGTGGCAGTGCGTCGGATTTGCCGACGCAATCAAAACAAAAGCTTACTTTTTGGGTTGGGATGGACTGAAGGACGAGCGTGGGCGTCGGCTATTGCAGGACATAGGGATGGCTATGCGTCGGTTTGACGAAAACTTTTGGATTCACAAGGCGCAAAATTCCATGAAGGGCGGTCCGTGCGTGTTTACCGACGTGCGGTTTGCTAACGAGGCCGACTTCATCCGCGCTGAGGGCGGCATCATCGTCCGGGTAGTACGCGAGGGACTGGAGATCGGCGAGCACGAGTCGGAGGCGGGGCAACTGGCGATCCGTAGCGACCAGAGCATACTTAACGACGGCACTATTGAGCACCTGCACGCGCACTTGCTAGAAATTGCGAAGGGAAATTTATGAAAGTGCTTGTTGCCTGCGAGTATAGCGGCACTGTCCGCGATGCATTTATAAGGTGTGGGCATGAGGCTGTGTCGTGCGATCTGCTTCCTACGGATGTGCCTGGTCCGCATTATCAAGGAAATGTGCAAGATATTTTGCACAACGGATGGGATCTTATGGTAGCGCACCCACCTTGCACCTACATGACCAACAGTGGAGTTGCGTGGCTTCACAAAGACAAAACTCGTTGGGCAAAACTAGATCAAGCGGCAGCGTTCTTTTTTGTCCTTTTAAACGCGCCGATCCCGCGTATTGCAATTGAAAACCCAATTATGCACAAGCACGCTAAAGAACGGATTGGAAACATCAAACAGACTCAAGTTATTCAACCTTGGATGTTTGGTCACACAGAACAAAAAGCTACATGTTTGTGGCTTAAAGGATTGCCAGTGTTAACGCCGACCAAAAATTTGAAAGAAGAAATGTTTAAGCTACCAGCAAGAGAACGTCAAAGGCTACATTATCTCCCTCCAAGCGCAGACCGTTGGAAAATTCGATCAAAAACCTATCTAGGGATTGCTAATGCAATGGCGCAACAATGGGGTAAATGCGAAGAGGCAAATTTATGAACAGCAACGACCACAGTTTAGAATTAAACCGCATTGCCGCTTACGTGGAAGACTTTGCCGAAACAGAAAATGACAGCACGCTGTTGTGTGTGTTGCGGCTTTTGGTGGCTTATTACGAGCTAAAACAGGCAGAATTATACAGGGCCATTGAACGCGAGGAGGGAGAAGTATGACAGATATACAAATTAACGTAGCTATTGCAAAAATTCTTGGTTGGAAGTTGGACGGATGGGGAGTTTGGCGCAAAAACGGTGAGTTTTATGTCGAAACACGCGATTTGCCGTGGGTGCAAAGCCTTGATGCAATCCACGAATTAGAGAGCGATTTTGATTCGGCTCAAAGTAAACGGTTTGGAGACATGCTTTGTCATGTTTTTGAAAACCAAACAAACCCGCTGACGGACCCGGTGCCGTGGAAATTTGGAGTTTGGCACGCCAGCGCCCGCCAACGCGCAGAGGCGTTTCTCAGGATGATGGGCAAATGGGAGGAAGCAGAATGAACGACGAAACAGAAACAGAAGACGAACCGCTAACCATTGAGCAGAAGCTGCGCATCGAGTTAGCGTGGCGCACATTAGAGCGGGATCGAGCGCTTGCTGACGTTAAGGACTTACGACGCAGATTTGCAAAATGTGTTGACGCACCCTCGGACTAGGTGGCAGTGTGCATTTGGTAAGTCGAAACGAGACGGCGGGCGGCGCACGTGCGCACGGGATGGGCATTCTGTTGCTGGCCTTGTTGGCTGGCTCGCCCGCTGTCAATTCTTTAACTATGTACGAGACACACACTAACGCACACTTTGATGAGCCTGAGCCGCTTGGCCTTGAGCAGATGCTTGAGGAGGCGGGCCTGTCGCCGACCGACGTGCAGCAGGCTGCTATCGTGTGCGAGGCGTACAGTCAGCGTGAGCGGGCGCACGCGGTCAGCGTCATCGTGCCTCGGCTGCTCGACTGGGTGCTGGACGGCAACGCCAAGGCTAACCCGTTAGCGCGGCCGCTGGCATTAGCTTGGGCGCTTGGGCATGGTGCCTCAACGCAGCACCGCTCAATGGCTGAATCTGCCGAGGCGGTTGGCATGAGCAGAGCAGGTATGCAGCAGCTTTGCGCAAGAGCCAAGGCGCACCTAGGGCTATGACCCCCGGTAAGAAGTCTTCTAGGGGGAAAGTCTTTCGGAGTGTTGGTCCAGACGTGTGCTGTATTTTTGTGCGAAAATCCAAAAACTTTCACTTGTGAAACGCAAGACCCTAACGCAAGAAAGCATTGCTGCAACTTTTGGAATTTCTCAACAAGCAGTTTCTGAGTTGGTGGCTAAGGGGTTGCCAATGACTACACCACGTGAAGCAAAGGCATGGTATGCTGCTTTCAAACGATCTGAAGGCGCAGATATCAAAGAAGTTCGCAAACAGAAACTTCAACGGGAAATTGAACGGCTCGATCTCAAAATTAAACACGAGAAAGGCGAACTCGTGCTGGCGTCTCAAGTGGCCGAAGAATCGCAGATGATTGCCGCCATCTTGTCTAGCGAAGGACAAGCCATGATCAGCGACCTGCGCGGGCAGCTTGCTGGGCTGGACGAAATAACGATTGGCGAAAGAATTACAGCACGATGGACGCAATTATTACAGCGAACTCAACAGCGACTCGGCCTCGCTTAACGGGCTTTGCTCGTGGCATCCACCTACCGTTTCAAGGCGACCCGCTAGACTGGCTAGAGGAGCACGTGCAGTTTCCACACTCGGCACGATCAACGCGATTCACTCGGCAACAAGGTCCGTGGTGGAATGACGTTATTGCGCAGTTTAGCAACCCAAGGACGCGGCAAATTTACGTTCGAGCTTGCACGGGCGCAGGCAAATCAACGTTGCTTGAAGCGCTTTCAACGCTGATTGTCGCGCACGATCCGGGGCCGAGTTTGTTCATCACGCAAACCGACCAGACCGCTGTGGACTGGATGGAGCAACGGCTGTTACCAGTCCTCCATAGTTGCGAACCAGTGTCGCGTTTGATGCCGAGCAATCGCTTCAAGGTTCGCAAGGACGCAATTATTTTCCCACACATGGCGCTGATGGCGGGCGGGGCTAACGTGTCAAACGCTCAGGAAAAGAGCGTGAAACACCTGTTCCTTGACGAGGCGTGGACGTACTCAAATCTCATTGGCCAGTTCAAAGCACGACACCACGACCGATTTGACCGCAAAACTGTCATTGTATCGCAAGCGCACGAGGAACCGCACCAGCTCGACGACGAATGGGACTCTGGCAAGCGACACTACTGGGCGTTCGATTGCATAAAATGTGGAGCGTTAATCAAACCAGATTGGAACAACTACAAATATGACGAAGTCAAAAACGAGCACGGCGAGTGGCAATGGGGCGCGTTGTCAGCGTCGGTGCGTCACGTCTGCCCACACTGCGAGCACTCGACGCCGGACACGACGCAGGCACGTCGAGCACTAGCTGACCGCTCACGCTGGGTAGCCGAAGATGGCGACGCGATGGAGGGGCACGTTAGC